CTTTGAACCATTTGATGTGCTTCTTGGCGACAGCTAGCTCTCCAGCCTCAATAGCTTTTGCTAGAACTCCAGATGGGCATGCAGAAGAAACAATAATTCCTTCTTTGTATTTTTTTAGAACTTCGTAATCAATTCTAGGCTTCTTAAAGAATCCTTCTGTCCAAGCAATTTCATTTAGCTTGTTAAGATTTTCTAATCCTTTTTTGTTCTTGGCAAGAAGGATAATATGATTGTAAACTAAATCCAGTGGACCAGTTCTTTCGTCTTTGTCACGGTGGTCAAAACGATCCTCAGTGATATATCCTTCTATGCCAAGTATTGGCTTAATGCCCTTCTCTTTTGCAGCACGATACATTTCTCTGTGACCAGATAACGAACCGTGATCCGTGATTGCCAAGGCAGGCATCCCTAACTCTAGGGCACGATCTACATACTCTTGTGGTGTGGCTATGCCATCAAAAAGAGAGTAGTGTGTGTGAACGTGTAAGCCAACGTAACCCATATATTATTACCTACTACCAATCAATGTTGGTAGATGAGGTAAGAGATGGTGTGTCAAAGCCCAGATAAAAGGCTTCCTGCTCTGCGTAAGGAATGTTACGCAATGCTAGCTCTAGTGGATATGGTTCTACTCCACTCCAGTTGTATGGCTCTGTGTCTGGACCAGATGGAATTAGAGTATAGGTGGTTTCAGTTCCCTGACCACTACGTTTTAGCTTCCAGCTTAGGTTTGAGATGCTTCCAGTCTCTAAAGCAAATTCACGAATTGTGTTAAATGCAGACTGCTTGCTAATTCCCATTGACCAGATTGCGACATACGGATCTTCAATTCCATCGTCAATCAGAACGTTGCAGTAAAATCTTAGACGAGCCTTCCAGCCTGCCTTAGGATCCTTACGGTGCATTTCTTCTGCCCAGTCACGTCCTTCTGAGTCCATGGTGTCTACAGCCTTACGCTTGTAGTCCTTTGGATTTGTGTGCTCTTTTACGACAATCGCTAGGCCACGCTTTGCGTCGTAGTTCGATGAATCCTCATCCAACTCTTCAACAAAACGAATCTTTACAGACTGTCCGTCTGCCAGCTTTAGCCAGCGGACCTTGCTTCCTGTTCCTTCGTACTTTGGTTTGTCAAGCAGGGCGTTGATATCTTTTAGTCCCTTTGTTACGCTCATTATTTCTCCTATGTTTGTTTGTTATGTTATTTTAGCATATTGGCAATAGCATTGTCAAATGTGAAATCTAAAGATTTAATATCCTCATCTGACATATCACCAATATCCTTATATTTATTATTTAGTTGTATAACGGATACACGAGATCCAAGCTTTTCTAAAAGCCTTTTTTTCATGTTTCCGCCTGCTTCATCATTATCTGCAATAACAATTACGTTATTGAAATATTTTTGAAGAAGTTCTATTTGCATTGCCGAAACATTTGCACCTAAGGTAGCAACTGCTGGAAATCCTATTTGGTCTAATCTAATTGCGTCAAAAGATGATTCTACTACATAAACTTTGTCTGCAGTCTTAACACGATTTAGATTAAAAAGAGTTTTGCTTTTTGGTAATCCTGGGGTATTTTTAAAGTCTTTACCCTCAACAGATCTTCCAACAAAGCCAAGCAGCATGCCGTCTGGAGAGTGTACTGGTATAGTGACCATATCTTGATTTTCAGAAAATCCTAGGCCAAATTTTAAAATAGACTCTTGGGTAATCCTTCTGCCATAGAAGTAGCTAGTTGCTCTTGGAGAGTCTACAGCTTGCTGGTGAAGTCTTTTAACTTGCAGCTCGTCATAAAGAACATAGTCTTGCTTTGTGTGAAGCTGCCTAACCATCTCCTGCTCAAGGTTGCTTTCTTGTTCTTTGCTTTTAATAAAACGTACTGACTCAAAGTATGTTCTATTGGAAGTAAACATTACAAACTCAACAAGGTCAGATGTTTTTTGACAAGAAAAGCAATAAAAAATTCCTGTGCTTTTATTTATTTCTCCAGCTGGGCTGCGGTAGTTATTGTGAAAAGGACAGAAGATTATGAAGTCAGCGTCTAGTTCAGAATAAACATCTACACCTGATCCTGCAAGAACTCTTTGGACTTGCTCTTTTGTGTATAGATTACCTTTGTTCCGTCTAGTCCTATTATCCACTCTGTCTTTTTCTTTCCTATGTATATTCCGTATATTGATAACTTAAATTCAAATATTTCTGCTTTTTCATTATACACTATTGTGAAGTCTGGGTCAATGTCAAATCTTGGAACATACCCCGAAATTCTCATTTCAGAAACTAATAGCCTTATGTATTCAGTTTTTAGTCTTAAAATTGCTGAATCATCATAGATGTTTCCATCAAGGATAAATCTTTTAATGGGTTTATGGTGAAATGTTTCCATACACCATTATAACTACTTATCTTCATAATCCTTGTACTTGTACCAGCCTTTATCAAAGTCTGCCTGAACTAAGAAATCCCCCATAAATCCGTTACGGTTCTTTCTAAATACGCATTCTAGGATATCACTGTTAGCAGCCCTACCCATTGCAAGCACCCAGTCAGCATCATAAGCTATCTGACGTGACCAAGCTGTTTGCCCCAAAGTAGGAACGGTATCTAGTTTTGTTACATCGTCTGGTGTAGCTGAAGAGATTGCCATAATAGGAACCTCTTCTCCAATTGCCATAAGCTTTAGCTCACGAGATAAATTTTTCATTCTAACAGTTTCGTTGTCAGACTTTTGGTTTGGGCTCATGAGCTGTAGGTAGTCTACAATAACAAAGTCTGGCTTATACTGATCAATTTTTCCACGAAGAACGGATGGGGTAATTTCTCCGCCAGTATCATTAGAAATAATGTGAAACTCTGGCTTGCCCTCTACGTTAGCCTTGTGCCAACGCTTTAGGTCATCAATATCAATTTCGCCATTACTAATCTTTCTGTGGGACCAAAGACCTTCACCCATGATTGTAAAGACACGATTACGAACTTCTGTTTCAGACATCTCAAGGCTAATAACCATTGGAGACTTACCCTGTTTCCAAGCTTGAACTGCAAAGTATAAAGACAGCCAAGACTTACCAATACCAGGATAGGCAAGAAATACTCCAAGCTGTCCTGGCATAATTCCAGATGGAAGATAGTTGTCAAAACCTGGCAATCCAGTTTTAATACCCAACATTCCTAAATCTTTTTGACGCTGAACATTCTCAAAATACGCAACTGCTGAATCAATATCTGTAACATCAATGTCTCTAATTACTGCAGTGTTCTTTTTAAGCTCTGAAGTTTTTGTAATTATGTTTTCTAATGCTTCTGAACCTTTGCCACCCTGGACATCAGAGGCCGTCGTCATTAAGATTTCTTTTAAGCTGTCGTTTAGATACTGCCCCTGTAATTCTTCTAAGTGATGTTTTGTTGCACCTACATTATCTACAACAGAAAAATCTCTAAACTTTTCTACGACTAGGCTTGTAGGAGGAACTGTTCCATTAGCCTCAGCATATTTACGAATAAACTGCCAGACGTCGTTGTGTGTTCGCAAGATATTTTCTACGTTTGCTTGCAACAATACGTGAACCTGTTTGTCTTGCAACACTGCAGATATTAGTCTGGCCTCTGTGTTATTCACTTAACCACTCTTTTGCTTTCTTTCGTCTTTCAGTTCGTTCTCTTAAATCTTGAATAAGCTGTTCCCTAGAATTAATAATGTTGTCTGCGTAATTTGCAAAATACTTCCAGCTTGGATTTGGGCTAACATCAAAATAGTATTGTAGCATATCATAGCAAATGTCTAGGCCAAACGATTCAATGAGGGCATCAGCCGCCCACTGCTCTACATTTAAATTAACTATTGGCTTTTCTTGATACTTTATCTTATGAAGTTTACTGTATCTGCTTAGCAAAGCCATTCGGTCTTTGCGGTCTGCCATTATCTACTTTCGATTTCGGCAGAAGCCTCTTTAACCTTTTCTGCTAGCTTGTTTTCAACAAACTCATAAACTCGCTCGAAAGCCTCGTTTGTAGTTTCGGCTTCACGCTTATTGTCAGAAACCTCTAGATCGATTCTTAGTGACTGAAAGTTGCCAAGATTCAATGTGTATCCTAGTGCTACCTTGACTTTAGTGTTTTCGTTTTCCATACCCGTATCTTTCTATTAAATAGATTCAGACCAAACTGGAATGAATCGCCCATCTTCTGTTTTAGTATAAGTAAGTATACCATCTCCCATACGCCTTGTCAACTCTTGACGTGTTGGCGTAATATCGTTGGTTATCAGCTTATCCAATCTTGGTCTACCCATGTGGTAGGTAGCAAGTATATCACGAATTTCTCTTACCTGTGATTCTGAATAATATGATCTAACTTGCCATGCAGTTTCTCCACCTTTTTGAGATCCTGTAGGAAGGGGAATTACCCCTCTTTTCATTAGACTAGGCATATACTTTTTATGACGATTAACCAAAGAGGCTGTTTCACCAACTGTATAAGCTCTCTCTCTGTTCTTTTTAAAGTCTGAGATTAGGCAGCTTTCTATTTGATCTTTAATAATATTATAAACAGACATGATTCCGTTTGACTTATTCAAGTGATGAACTCTTACAAGGTGCCCGTTTAAAAACCAAACTTTTTTGTTTCCTGGAATTGCTGGGGCAGAATTATATTCTGACATATCCATTGGACCATGTTTTTTGCCCATTATATTAGTCTGGAATACCTATTGCAATGATGTGAACTTTAAGGGCCAAAGACCCTCCTGTATTAAAGCGAACAATGCCGTTAACAGATGAGTTGGTAACGCTTTGAATAATAACTGACACGTTTTGGCCAGAAGAAGTTCCTTCAATTAAAACTGGAGTAATCGTTACAATTGGCGGGTACCTGTATTCTCCCTTAAAAGAGTAAGAAAAAGACTGTGTGGTTTCGGCTGTCACATTTGTAAGGGTGGGATAGATTACTTTTTCTCCAGCGACTACCTTGGTGTCTGTAAGCAAGGTGCTTTCATTTCCACTTGTAGTATCAATAGATGCGTACTTATATCTTGCTGAAGATATTTGTGACGAAAGGTCATTAATTGCTTCTACAATTTGATAAACATATGATACGTCTAGAGGCTGTCCTCTATCTGGAGTTGGTATTTTGGCCATAGCTAATTATAACACAAACCTGGCAAAATAGCTATCTACTTGCTATCTTGATGTTGCCTCTAGGCTGCAGATTGTCAAGACGTTGTTTACAACCTTTTCAATCCCAGCAAGTTGAATTTTTACACGGATATCCGTGTGAACCTCTTGCTTTAAAAATGAGTATGTGTGTATTGGAGAAGACCCGTGATAGAAATATTCTTGCCAAGCAATTGTACTAGTTCCTGGATTATAGATACCAAAACTTACAAAAATATCATATAATGATTTAAGGTTTGTGTCTCCCCAGATCGCCGTCACACCAGAGGCACTATTTATTTGTAAGTCTCCAGAAACTTGCTCTATAAACGGTGTGGCATCTAATTTATAAACTGGGGACCAGTGAGAGGTTCTGTTTTTGTCTTCTGAAATAATTCTATATCTTAGCAAGTATTCACCATCAGGAGATAATGGTGGAAAATCTTTTTTTTCAATAGTTACTTTTTTAACTGACAACGTCTATCCCCAAGTCAACATCTAAAGCAAAACGAAATTCTACTAGGTTTGCAGTATTAGGAATTTTAACAATTGGCAAAGCATCTTGAGATTTTACTACAGAATATCCCGTTAATCCGTAAAGAGGATTGACAGATGTAGTGTTTTCTAGCCTCAAAGCATCTAAGGCAACGTAGTAATCGTCTGTTGGATTTCCTACAGAGTCTAATACTGATGCCCAAATTTTAACAACAGTCACAGAGTTCCAAGTAAAGGTTGAACTTTTAACTAAATCTTTTAGTGGTTTTGTGACTACGACATATCTATTATTCTCAAAGTCTTGTTGACCAGACCCAGTTCCGTTTTGAATATCTACCTGAAGCTGAGCATAGTTTGTTGCA